GGTTGAACGAGTTATAAACCTGAGTAATTAAATCAAGAGCATCCAAATAAGCTTGAATATAAATGTTTATAGTCTGACCATCTGGGGTATCTTGCTCTAAATTAATATCGTTGCCGTAAATTCCTTGATAGGCGAGAGTTAGCTCTTCAAGAAGTTCAGCCCTGGTTTTTGTTTGCAATCCGTTTTCATCTAATAAATTTGGCACTTATGAAACCCCCAAGTTAATTTGGAATGAGTTTGTAGAGGTTCCGTAAACTGTTTGAATCTCGTACTGAAAAGTTACATTCCTATTTTCGTCCGTATTAAAGCTGAAATTTTCAATTTTTGTCACATCTGGAGTGTTCAATATTATTGCTGAAATTGCTAGCCCTAATTCTGTCGTGTCTTTAGCTCCGAGCAGGTTAAACCAGTCAATTCCCTCGGTTTGAGCGAAAAAGCAATCCCCTAAAAAAGATTGAAGTCTGGTTCTGACGCTCTGTTGAATAGCGTCAACTAATCGCTTATAGTCGTTTCGACCTTTACCGAAATTCCAATCACCCACGTTGTCTATTGATCTAACTATCATTTTAAAAGTGCTCCTATTTTTGTTCCAATTGCCGTAATGGCTGCTGCGTTAACAGGAACCCCGCTTGGATTGCCTGGACTTGCGCACAATACTGTTATAGCCGAAATTTGCGTTATAAGCTCTTGAAGTATGGAATTAAGGTTCTCGGAGGCATTCTCTATTAAAACCTTATCACTAGCCTCTACCTTCGTGTCACCAGCCTCTATTGATGCCTTACTGTCCCCAACTCTTACTTCTGAAGTGTCGTCTCCGAGAATAGCTTGTTTGTCGTCAAAATCAGTCAGAGGTCTAGATGAGTTTCTAAGCCCCACTAATGCGATTCCATCTGAGAATGAATGAAGCCTCAAGCTTTTTACACCCCTGCCTTGCCCACTTTCAAACCAATCATCAATACTTCGATCATTAAATAAAATTAAGCACTCATCCCCTTTCTTGATTGGCATTTTTAGAGCTATGTCTCCGCCTTGCAAAACAATAGCCGGACAATCAATTAATAGTGGGTAATCAACGAGAACATCTTTGTAAGTATTATTTAATGGCTTAGTCGCATCGTTTTGCGAAACCCTTTCTTTGAAAGTTTTTTTGTAAGCCATTTTAGCCGTTACTGTTTGATCGTCTTTATCAAATTTTTCAATTACCGCTATAGCGTGGCAATTAAAATCCATGAATATGTTTTTTCTGAAAGCATCTAATACATCGGATAAATCTATATCCCTGGAAGTTTTTTGAATCATCCTATAGCCTTCTTTACGAGCTTAAATGTGCCGTCAATTAAAGTAAGTCTTGTCGTAGCAGATCCCCCAGCCGAATCAGAAATTAAAGCTCTATGATCTACACCGATAACCTTATGTAAGCCATCAATGCCTGGGTAAGTCGTGCTTTCAAGCTCAACTAAACCGCCTAACTGAATACTTGGTTCAAAAATCATATTTATATCTAGTAGCGTACGCTCACGCACGGGAGTGCCCAGAAGACCGGATCGACTAGTTATTTTAAAAATTGGTATATCTAGAGCTTCATCTTGTTTCAAAACATTAAGAACTCCGTTATCTACAAACGCATCTCCCCCGGTTAACTCTTGAAGTTGTTCAATTGTGCTTCCAGAGTAAGAATTGCCTCTAGGTAAAGTAACATCTTCAACGCTTACAGCCCCTTTTGCTAAACCAAACGGCTTAGTTGAATCAACCATATCATTAATAATAGAACTTGTTTTTGTTCCTTTCGGATATTCTTTATTGAAAGTCGAACTTGAATTTGCCCAACCAGCATCAAAGCTTTTAATCGTTGTTATAAAATTATTACCTTCACGGATAGACCAAGCTTGCTTAATGTTCCCAGTCGAGATCAATGGCATATTCTCGCCATAACCTGCTCGCAAACTTATTTTTCTGATATCTTGGATATCGTAAAAATCTTTACGAAGTGAGTTTCTGGAGTCTTCATTTAAATTAAAGATCCGAAGAGTCATCTCATTTAACTTCCCAAACAGCTTGCGATTTATATCAAACTCTAAAGTAAGTGGAGGCACTATAGTGCGGACGATGCCATCATCCCCTTCTACCTCTAAAACAAAATTACGCTTCTCTTTATTCATTCAAAAAATCCTCGTACTCGTTAACTTCATCATCCGTTAAAATATACATCACTGAAGCCCCAGAAGAAAAATCTTCAATCAAACTCGGCTCTCTATCATCATCAGAAATGCAAGCCAAGCCGAAAGGCAATTTATTCTTAAACTGGTGAAGCATATTATATGAATTACAAATTCTCATTCCACGTAAAATAAATTCGTTATATTTTAATTCGTCAATGAACCAACCATATTGCAGGGACACAAACCGAATTGTTAATTCAATTACACTTCCGTCTTCTAAAAGTAGAGACTGCTTTTGCTTTGGATCATCTGTTATTTGGTTTATTTTTAACAAAACAAAATCCTTTAAGCTAGTAAGCTTGTTAATGAAATAGACTCAGAGGGAGTACTTACCCCTAAATCTTTGGTTGTATAGTTACTATCGTAAGCTCTGTTTTGAAAGTTAGAGTTGTCAGAAGTTGTCGTCGATCCGTTACCTGATCTAACTGAAAAAACAACTTCAGCATATCTAATTTTTTTAAATGTAATATCAAAGCTAGTTATTTCTTCCGTTTCTGCATCTTGATTTGCAGAAAGAGATCTAATAGCCATGTCTTCAAGTTTTGCCCACGGAGTTTGTATTGTGAACAAAGTCCTGCTTTTCCAATAAGCGTAAAATTTAGAAAAAGCTTTTTGCTGTTCGTTTTGATTGTTAACGCCGTCCCAAGTTTCGATAGCCGAATTAACAATTGATCTTGCTGCTGCATAAGCTCTAAACGCACTATTGTAAGCGTTCAAGGCTGTGATTGATAATTCTGGTGTGTATGGCGCTAGGATAGTTAATTTTTCTGCAGCTAGCTTAAGTGAAGCTAAGCTTTCTGGAGTCACGTTATTTAATTCGCCAATAAACCCACTCACAGAATATTCTTCTGGAGGTAAAGCTATGTTGTCGTTCACTGTAGAATTGTCTTCTACAAAGTGATCAGTGATATCACTTTGAACACTAAAACTATTCTCCCCTTCATAGTGGAATAAAAATTTATCACTTAAAGGAAGTAGCTGTCCGTCACGATCTCTACCGTTTTGTGCTTGATAGCCCCTGCCACCAGGGGTAACTAAAATTAAATTTGAAAGTGATCCTGCAGAAGTAGTAAAATTACTTAAAGCAGATAAATCAATAGCCACTATCTACCCCCGTTTCTAGATTGCTCCGCAAATGCTTTTGTGTGTTTACCGACTGCTCGACCGACTGCCTCGGGATCGCTGTCCATACCACTTATGTTTACGATTTGGTTAAATATTTTTTTGCCGTCTTGATACAATTCCTTTCCACCTTTAATAAGATCAGAAGTTCCCGTGTATTTATCAACTTTTCTTAATAATGATTCGGCTTTTAAAATTGCTCCACCGACAGCTTGAGGGATAGCCCCATTTTTGTAGTCGTTAACCTCACCCATTTTTTTATCGAAAAAATTTCCTTTATTACTTTTAGCGGTTTTAGCAAAAGCTTCCGCAAAAGAATCTCCAGTCATCATATCACTGAATATTTTTAGGGGAGCAGCTATTCCATTTAATAAACCGGCTAAAACTTCAAATAATTTTATCTTGTCAGCAAAAACTATTAAAGCATCAACCAAGTCTAAAACTTCTTTGGTTAAAGCCGCAATTTCTTTTATCATTTTAGGTCCGTGTTTAAAATTCAAACGACCGACCATTTTATCTACTCTGTCACCAAGGTTTGACCACATGGCTTTCATTTTAGCACCAGCTTTAAGTTGTCCAGCCGAATAAACATTAGCCCTCGCTAACATTTCTGGGGTGAATACACCTTCTCTCATAGCCGCAAGCATTCCGTCACTCATTCCAAAAGCCGAAGCTAATTTCTGCCCCATTCTCGGGTCAACATTTTGAACGGCTTCGTTTACTTTTCCTAAAACGTAATATGTATCTTTAATTCTTGAAGTATCAAAATCCCCACCTAAGGCAGCACTCAACTCCCCTAGTGCAAGCGGCGCTCCGCCCGTGAGTGATTCAGTGATTAATCCGTTAAGGTTTCTTACAGATCCCTCAACTTCGTCACTTGATACGTTGAACTGTCTTGCAGCGTATTGCCATCGTTGAAGAGTCTCGGCTGATAACCCGGTAGAGGCTGAGAACTTAGAAAGTCCTGCGCCTACATTATTTGATTTTTCTCCGAGACGTTTAAAGGCGTAGCCCATAGCTACTAAAGCAGCACCGACAGCGAGCCCCGTTGTCAGTATGCCTTTCATGTTTTTTTTGACTCCACCTAGTTCTTTCTTGGTCTTGTCCCCACCTTTAACACCTAATTTTACAAATAACTCACCTATAGTAATACTCATTTATTCAACTCCATATATGTTAACTCATACTCGTTATGGAAATTTTCATAGGCCAGGATTTGTAAAACCTCTCTTGCGTTAAACGCTCTAACTTCTTTTAAACTTCCATAACCAGCTTTTGTTATCCGTAAAAAAATTAAAAGAGAACTTTCGTCAACCTCTATTCCTGGGAAAACCCCTCCACCATTTTTAACAGGGGCTCGAACTCGGCATAGAGGCTTTTCGTAAAAGGGGCAATGTTAAACATAGCCACCTCCTTACAAATTGCCATATAGTCTACACGGTTTTCAGCACTGTTAAACGTGTCTTTATCTATCTTCAAACCTTTATAAATAGCTCTATCCATGCAAGCCCAAACCGCTTGCTCGATATTGTCAGAAGAAAAAAGAGTACAAAAAATATCTTTAACAAAGTTCACGTTAAGCTCATCTTTGGCATCGACCTTTAATTGCTTCCCCTCTTTCATTA